AACTTGGTGGCACAGTATATAGTTTCGTTGGCTGATGGTTGTTGGAAGGCCAGTGAATTGATATTGACAATCAGTCCACCACCCATACGTTTGAACCTCTTGTATGCAGTCTTCAACAGAAGAATTTGTGCAGTGATATTGGTATCAATCAAGTGTTTGATCGAATGATCAGAGTAGTCTTCGATTGAACCACCAAGATACTGACCTGCATTGTTGATGAAAGTATCAACATTATGGATCTGCATATACTCATTAAACTTGTCGTTGAATGAGTAATCAGTCAGAGACCCAGTCAAGACCCCAGACTCATTTGACCTTCGATAATGTGGGAATACTGTATGACCTGCATCACGAGCCTCATCCATGAGTGCCTCACCGAGACCCCCACCACATCCTGTAATTACAATTCGTCTCATTCAGTCACCAGATAATCAACGTAGTCGAAGTAGAAGATCCCAAGGTCTTGGGTCCTAGGACTATTATACACGCTAGGTGGGGTGATACACAAGATCTTTAGATCTTCGTTAAATCTCTGGACTGCAGCGGCCAATGCCATGCTACCACTGTAGAAGCAGCACACACCATATGAAGAGTACATGAGGTCAACATAATGGAAGATAGACTCTACATCTATAGTCTCATCAACCTCAGGATTATACTTCGATGAGTCAATGTCTTGTTTGAAATTGACACCTACAAACTTCTTATCTGGGTATCTTTTCAGTAACTCGAAGTACGTTTTCTGAACATTTCTGAGGTTGTAACCATATCCAGTATCATTGTGATTAATAGTGATGCTAGATAGATCGACAAGTATAGTGTCACCAAGGCCATGAATTTTGCGTGGTTCATAGTAGATCTTAGGACGAATGTTTGTGGGTTCTAGACCGTGAAGATACTCCCAGTTACTGATCCAGTTCCCTGTATGATTCTTGACCTCGATACTCTCTAGGTCACCTGCGGTTCTCTCACCTTCCATAACACCCTTGATGTATGGGTTCTCACCCCACACCAGGTCATAGATCTCCTTGTTACGGAAGTTACTACCGTCTGCTAAATATGTCTCTCTTCCTTGTTGTTTATAAAATTCTTCAGGCAGCGTAGAGAACTGGAGTTGATCCCCCAGTCCTCCAAAGTATGCCCCTAAAATAACTGGTTCCATCACTTTCCTTGTCTACTATCAATATCAGCAGGGGAACTATATATGGCCTCCAGACTGTAGTCATAGTCAGGGAGGAGATGAACCAGGTCATCCCTTACGAAGAAGGCATTACCTGTGTGAATGACACACTTATATCCGATTGTCTCACCAAGTTCTGCAACTGACTTGAGGGAACAACCTGCATCACGACTGACGAAGTCACGATCTGGTGTGTATCCACTACTGGTCTCTACAATACAGATCTTCGGACGATACTTCTTGATACTACCAAAGACATAGTAGTCAAAGGAGTCAATGTCAATCGACATCAGAGCAAAGTTATCATCGTTGAGTTCGACGGTAGATCGACCAAGGATATTGTCAATACTGAAGTCACCTTCTTCCTGTACCATAGACTGAATACAGGTGGTTTTGAACCCTTTGGTATTGAATACCAGTTCATTAAACCTTGAAGTAAGTCCTTCAATCAGGATACCATGTGCTCCTCTCAACCATTGGTGTGCACAATTACTATCATCAAAGCCATCCCATGCTCCGAACTCACAGACTACACTCTCAGACCTGTTGATACCAAGGTCCTCGAAGAGTTGGTCAATAATACCATCCTCTCCGTTGGCAGAGTAATAGTTCTTAGCAAATTGGAAATAACTCATAGGATCAGACTCTTCTTCTCAGGTTTGACAAGTTTACTACCGTAGATCTCATCATACTTGTTACGAATACTCTCGTCAAGATTGGCAACGTATACGATATGTGTCCGTGACACGGTTACCTCAGGATTCTCACGGTCAATGACAGTGGCCCAAGGTGCAAATCCTACACTCTGTTGAGTAGGGATGACGACGAGTGCATTCTTGAGTGTAACCTCTGATGCATTCTCATCAACAATCTCTGCAACGATCTCTTCACCAGTAATAACTCGTAGAAGTTTGACCTCCATCATAGCCTCCAAATAATTTGATACTCATCTAGGAGCAACTCTGCTCCAATGTCTTTCATGAACTCTTTGACAAATCCTGCCTTACCTCCCTGTGCAATCTTGGTAAACCATTCAAACTCAGGAGTGTTGGCATTATCATCAACCATAATTATACTCCCTTTCTTCAGGTTTTTCATCACGGCCGTGAGTTCTTTCAGGTGATGTTTCTGAGAGGGGATGGGGTTCTCTGGTTCAAAGTCATATGAATCCAGATACAACAGGTCAATCTTCCTCTTTTCAGGGATATTCCACAGGAATTCTACACTATCACTACAATACACAGTGGTTCTCTCAGACACCATCTTCTGTGCATGTGCCACATTGTCTGGGTTGATGTCTACTGATGCCACCTCACCATCATAGTAATTGATGAAGTCATCAAAGATGTAGGTACTGGCTCCGTCATCACCCAATGCCAATTGACCATGGTCGGCCCTCATACATCCTGTCTCCACGATGAAGAAGTCCTTGACTTTCTTCTGATCCAGGAGTTCAAAGACCAAAGATAGGGATGTTGCTCGGTCTCTGACAGGACTCGTGGGTCCTGCAGGTTGCAACATCTTGGCAAAGAACTTACTACTAAACCTCTTACTGTATGTCATTCTGGCAACTCCCGATCTTCAACGATCCTGTACTCATCATAGTATTTTTTATATCTCTTGTGAAAGAGTTTACTGTTCTTATGGTGTGACTTAGCGTTGACAGGGTTGGCTTCATTGAACCCAGTGGTCTCCTTACGACTGGCTCCCCATGATGGGTCACTCTCAAAATCAATCCAATAACAACCACACACCTTCTTGAGTTTCTTCCTCATACGGAACATCAGATCATGATCATCGAGTTGTTGAGGTGCGTATGCCTCATCAAAGAATCCCATCTTCCTGAAGTCCTTCATGTTGACCATCAGAGGACCACGATTGGCACTACCACGGACTGCAAATACGTCCCGTGACATGGTTCTCTGTTCTGCAATATCCACATTATCAAGGATATCACACCAACAATCATCACGATCTTTCTTCTCACCCAGGTGAACTGAGTTAGGATTCAGAATCAGGTTGTGTGCTGTCCTTGCCGTGACTGCAAACACATCGTCGAATGCATCAAATGGCTTACGCATCCGTGCGTTCCAACCCCTCTCCTTGATCAACTGATCATCCTGTACGATGATAGCGTACTTACCTTGTGCGAGTTTCAACCCAACATTGTTGGCCTTATTCTCATAGATGTTGTTTGTATTGACAACTGTCTTGTTCTCAATCTCAGAGTTCTGTAGATATTCAACTACCACTTCCTCTGAATTATCAGTACAACCATCCAGAATGACAATCAATTCATAGTCACCTACTGTATTCTCCTCAATACCTTGGAGGATACGGTCAATCATACCACCCTGATTGTGTACTGTGAGGATGATACTATCAGTTGGTTCTGGTTTCAGGTAGTCTACATCTTCATAAATCTGTTGGAGAAACTGATCAATGGGTCTGTAGATGGATACTGTACCCTTTGCATGTCTGTCATACCAATAGTCGGCATTACACTCAATCAGGTTACGGATCTCAGGTCCTACGACCGGGAGTCCATCACGAAGAGCAAGATTAGTAAGAATACTTTGATCATGACGAACCTCTTGGAATCCATCCAACTCTTTCTTATTAGAGAATCCAGTAACGTCACCATTCGTTCTTTCATCGAGACACCACTTCAACCATTCTTCACAAATTTCTTTTGACTTATCACACACTCTCCAGAATGTGAATCCTGCTTCAAGTTGATTGGAGGTCCAGTAGTCCTCTTCATCACAATCCATGTAGACAAACGTGTCTCTCTTGGTGTAATCACCCTGGATTGAGTTACCAATAGGAAGGAGACAGGGATCCTCGTCGTCCATGACACTATCAACCATCTTGAAGATATCAGGATGGAAGATGTCCATAGTATCGAGCACCATGAGTTTCTCACCCTCTGGAAGTTTCTTCATCGCCTCAAGGATGAAGTATGGTTTCCAGGCAAAGTGTCCGTAATTATTCTTCTTCGTGAACCACTTTCTGTTTTCTTTGTACAAATTAGAGTTGAAGAGTGAATCTTCACCCACAGCAAAGTGATTCAGTCCAAACTTACCACAAAGTTTATGAAGAAAGGTTTGTCCTCTCCTGAATTTATTATCACCAAATGATACTGTTAGTAGATGCCAAGCCATTATGATTGAGTCAAAATTGTCCAGTGTTCGGGATAAAGATCCCTAGTAGATTTATGTGCGTTAGCAGGTCCAAACCATTTCTCAGGTGCCACGACCTTACCCTTATCTGCCAACCATGCACCCCACCAAGAGAATGTAGAGTTGGAGATGATAAAGTCATCACACTTTGTCATCATGTATAGGTCATGGTAAGAACTATTACCCTCTGACACAATAAACCTATCATCACTGAATAGGTCGTTCTCCAATGCGTACTTGGGATCATCAGTAAAGATAATCACCTGTCTATCATCATCAAACTCCTTCAATGCCTCCCTGTAGAAGTCATCAGAAAGGTTGTGATGATTATCACTATTGCGAAGGTAATCACCTCTGCGAATGTGTAGAGCCACAGGGGAGTCAAAACACTCCAGTATGTCGGTACAGTCTTCTTTAATCTCATCAGTAAAGGTAAACTCCTCTTTGATACGATCTTTGATGTGTCGGAAATACTTATCCGTCTGGAAGAATCCTACCAAGTTGCAATCATGTTCGGGATCAAGATCAAAGATCTCTTCATCAAATGTAAAGTCTGACTCTTGATAGTTTCTGTCTGTCACGACAAACCCTTGTCTCTCAGGTTTGACCATGAAACAATCGAACAACTCTACCCTCAGTTTGTTACCCAACACATCCACCAATACTTCGTGGTGATGTGGGATACAGGGCTCAGCACCAATCTTTTCAGCGACACCCAGGACGGTGGCATACTGAAACATCTGGTTACCAAGTTGTCCTAGTTTACCTAGGTAGTTGAATCCAATCATGTGTATTTTTTAAGATACTTCTGTTCTTTGTAGTATTGTCTAAGAGCCTCCTCATCTAGGGATTGTAGGAACTCCCACAGTGCAAAGTTGTTTTGCATGTGTGGATTGGTCAACCAGGAGTTTTCACCTCTTGCATGTTCTAAATGATACACCCAGTTCTCAATCCTTCCTACATTATAACCTAATGTGGTGAACCTATGTATTCTTTCTTTATCTTCTGGAGCATATGCCTTAAAGTTCTCATTCTCCATACCACCTTCACGGTATGCTGAGGTTCTAAAGAACTGAACATGTCCACTCTCTGCATTATCAATTTCTACTTTCTTCTCAAGGTGTGAGAACTGACAGTCATTTGAAAGAAACTGTGAGACCATCTCATCAGTTGCAAACACCTTCTTTTGCCATGGTCCCTGCCCATAGGGATAGATGACATCATATCCACCTTCTAGGATAAACTGTTGTGAGTCAAGATAAGTCTTAAAAGGCAGAAGAACATCACAATCATAGTTGGCTGTGACTTCTGTCTCAACCATGTTCAACATCTCGTTGATGACTCTCTGACGATGGAATGTACCCTCATCAAAGGGATCACTCTTCTCAAAGACATGAGTCAGGTTCTCAATGCCATCCTCTACATACTCGGCAATCTGAGGAAGAGCCTGTGACTGAAACACAGACTCAGTGTCAACCTCCTTAAGAATGACCTTTGTATCAAAGTTATCAAGAATGTAACACAAAGATGTGATTACATTCCTCATCCTATCCTCAGACTCAATACGAATAGGAATGATGAATGTGGTGTCCTTAAGATCTCGTTTCATATCAGTTCTCGATAACAGTCCAGTCTTCGGG